CAACTTAGCTTGCCATGCCTTCTGCTGATTCATAACTTCAGCTTCTTGCTTGGCGTTGATCTCATCGGCTTGTCGCTTGCGCTCAAACCAACTGGTCAATGCTTCCTCGTATGCATCAGCGTCATAATCGTGATCTTCTAGCTTTGGCTTATTTCCAATCACCACTGGTTTGGTCTCAGGTGGTGCGGCTTGTACCCTTGCTTGCAGTTCACGATTCTGCCTTTGCAGTTCTCGGTTCGTCTTACGCAACTCTCGTACCCATTCAGGTGCTGGAGTGTTCTCTTCGGGAGGTGGCGCTTCCTCACCAATGCTGACAACTACTTCTTCGGTATCGGGTTCTTCTTGGTCATCAACGGGTTCGTTGATTTCGATTTCTTCTTCTACCTCGATGTCATTGTCTTCAATTACTGCCTTTTCATTCATCTTTTGACCCCATTAAACTCACCCAATGAAACGGTGGGTGGCATCCGTTAATACATTCTCGCTTGTTTTTTACTGATTCGCAACAGGTTGGACAATCTGACCTTGCAAAATTTCTTGCACTGCTTGGGCGTTGGTCATCGCCATGCCCTGTGCTGTCTCTTCAACCTTGCCCAAAGTCTCTAAAGTTTGAGCACGTTTAAGTTCTGCGCTTGCCACGGTTTCAACAGTATCAGCTCTAGCTTTGGCGGCTTTTGCCATTTCATTCTCAGCTGCGGCTTGTAAATACATTGCGTTCGGGTCTTGAGGCTTACCTTGCATTTCAGCCATAAGTTCTTCGGCTTCTTTATCGGTTGGCTGAACGACACCCATTCGCAGGAGTTTTTTGCGGAAGTAGGCATTGGCATCACCCACGCCTTCGCCTTCCATGTTCATCATCGCCATTGCAGTCAGAACTTGGGCTGTCTCTGGGTCTGTGGTGATCTGGAGCATCCCTGTCAAAGCCCTGACGGTTGCGGCTCGTTTACTGCTACTGGATGGGCCGACTTCTGACACCACATCAAAAGTGGCATTAGACAGATCGTTCTCCATAACGACTGCACCAGTTTCAGGGTCAATCATCGGCTTCATTAACTCGATCACGCTGGCCTCACCAGTAGGCGCAATGGTCTTCATCTTGCGCTTGTCCTCGGTGTAGATATCCCTTGCCATGCTCAACCAGATTTCGCCACAGCGTTTCATGCCTTTGGCAAAGTTGCTCATGTAGATGAATGTCTGCATATCTACACGGGTTTGAATCATCTCTACGGCCTTGCCAGACACGCCCGACACTATCTTGTCAGCCCCTTGCGGATTGCCCAAGATGTCTTGCATATCCTGCTCGGTGATCTGCAAAAGTGCCGCCATTGCGGGTGGGATTGCAGCCGACTTGGTATAAGCCACAGGGCCACTGATTTGTGTGCCGCCATCAGCACCAGTTACAGGGTTAATCAGCAGATAAGGGTAATCCCGCAAATTATCTTCTGCCCACATCAATTGGTGACCCGCCACCTGCTCTGGGGTCATGATCGGCTTTTCGATACTGGACAAGGCTGAGATTTCACCCAGCTTGCTCAATTGCATATTCTTCAGGCGTTGGGCATCTTTAGCCAGGCGCACAGCACCCATGCAACGCTCGATGTTATCCACAAACCAACGCTTACCGTAAACCACCACAATCGGGATGCACTTGCCAGCAATGTAACCAGCGTCTTCCAAAACCCTGCCGCCCGACATAATATATTTGCGAACACGCATCCGCTTGACACGTTTTTGCCTGACTTCTCTTGTGCCGATGGCCATCAGGGTTTCTTCTAGGGTCTCATCGTCTGCAAAGTCTTGGGCTGTGTAGCGTTCCTCTGTGCCATCAATGGCCTCAAAGATGCGGATTGTTTCGGTCTTTTCCTCGACTTTATAGTACTCAGCCACAAAGACTACATCAGGGGTTGCCCAATCAAACTCGTACTGATGGATGATCTTAGGCCAATCCGTTGGGTCATCGTTGTAGATTTCTTTGTAGCTTTCACGGGTCATGCTGGTGACCACAAAAGCATACTTAGCATCTGACTTGTCTTGCCGCTTGGCGTTCAAGTCAAAGAACACAGAACTGTCGGCATCAAAGATCGGCTCAAAGCGGATGCGCTGCCTGTCATCTTCGTCATTCTCTTCGTCTTCGTAAACTGTCCTCAAACGCCATGCGCCAATGCCACCGCCCACAGCTTCCTCAAAAGCATTGTCATAAGCCTCATCAGCTACCGATGCTTGTTCGTCAGCACGATAAAGGCCATCACAAATCTCTGCTAGTTTTGCATTGTCTGTGCCATCTTTGGACACATAGTCCACAGTGATGCGATTATTGCGGTATTCGTTGACGATGCGAATGACCGCCAGCATGATCTTGTTGACTTCAAACTTTGGCTTGTTCTCGTATTGATCCCACAATGGGCCTTCCCACTGAGCACCGCACAGGGAATAGAAACGCCTGTCTTGTAAGCATTGGAGGCGCTCATCCCGCAGCGCAGTTTGGATGTCGTTAAACTGGCGCAGGGCTTCAGTGTGTAGATTTGAAAGCCGTTGATCGTTTGAGATTCTTGCCATAATTGTCCTCGATTTACCGATTGTCTACCATTTATTGATCGTAGGCAATGGCGTGAAGTTAATCGTTTTGGTTACCGATGCTCGCCTGACACCCTCGCAAGCATATCGCAGTGCATCAATTACATGGTTCTTTTTATCTTCCAACATGGGCAAGATTCTACCCGTCAATGGGTCTGACTTATAGCTGTAAAGGCTCAACTCGTCAATGGTGTGAATGCACCTGGGGTGAACCACGATGTCATAGTTCTTCAAGAACTCAATGCCTTCCTCGACTGATCTTGGCCCTTTGACCGCAGTCATAATCTTTGGAAAGCCGTTGCGTTTCATGTGGCTTATTGTCTCTGGCCTTGCTGAATCTGCCACGATAGGCCATTTCTCAGCCTCTGGAACTTGCATAAATAGTTCGGGAGTGTTGATAATCTCACAGCCCACCATGTAGGCTTCGTAATCAATGTAAAGGGTGCGCCCAATAATGTGGCAGCGCACCAAAACTGTTGGGTCAACTGAAAAGCCCCAATCAGCACCAAGGCGGTGGATTGCATCTGGCGGTGCTTCAAAGTCTTCAATTTTCCAATTGCGGAATACCCTTGCATTGCTGTTTCGCAAATACTGACCCATCCAAACGTGCTGATATTTGTCAGGATCACGCCTCTTGTCGTATTCCATCTCGTCTTTAAGGACTTGCGGAAACCAAGGGTTGTCACCAAAGTTGACCTTAATCACTGTGGCATCACTTGGCGGTTCAGGCCCACGCAAAAGAAAATCCACAGGGTCAGACTGCTGCCTTGGATTCCATGTGAACCAAAGTTCAGAGCCAGGCTTTCGGATTGTTGGCCTCAGTAGATCAAGGCTGGTCTGGCTCAGACTTTGGGCTTCCTCAACCCAAGCGCAGTCATAGCCTTCTAGCGACTTAATGCTGTCGGCTGTGTGGTTTTGCATACCCTGAAAGATAATCGCACCATCGCCCTTTTTGGACTTGATGACCGAATCTTGTACCTCAAAGTATGCGCCAGCGTTCATGGCCTCGATCTTGGTCTCTAGCAGCCGCTTGACCGATTGGTTTAGGGATTTCTGTATTTCACGCACACAAACGCTTCTGCGCTTGGGGTCAATGATGTGTTCCTCAATCATCAACTCGGCAAAAGCATGAGACTTTCCGCTGCCCCGACCACCCCATGCGCCCTTATATCGGCTTGGCTTTGTCAATGGCAATGCCCAGCGAGGCGTATCAATCTTCAGTATTTTTTGCATCCACCACCACACGCTCAATGCGCTCAAACAACAGGGGCGCACCATCTGCGCCAGTGTGTTCTTGCTTGACAGTCTCAGCCCAGCGCATTTGTGTCTTTGTCCACCAGATCAGGCTTGTGGTGTCTCCACCTACGGCTTTGCTGTACAGCGTCTTGGCAATCTGCCCATTGGCTTTGGCTTTGCCCATGTCCAGCTCGTGCCTGTAATACTTGCGGAGGGTCTTGTCATCGATGCCTACCAAGCAGGCAATGGACTCGTGAGGCAAGCCTAATCCGCTACTGGACTCAACCAGTTTGCGGGATTCTGCCGTTGGCTCGTGTTCGTGGTTCATTTATAGAGGGGAATTTGCTCAATGTTAAGCAGATTCTACTGTTTCTGTCAAAAGAACGGCTTTCTTGCCTGTGAAGTCTTCCCAACGCTTGACTATGACATCGCAATACTTGGGATCTAACTCCATCAAACAAGATTTTCTTCCTATTTCCTCAGATGCAATCATCGTGCTGCCAGAACCACCAAACAAATCTAAAACCAAATCGTTTGACTTGCTTCCATGTTTTAAAGCATTTTTTACTAATTCAACAGGCTTCATTGTTGGATGCAAGTCATTCTTGTTTGTTCTATTAAATTCCCATACATCATCTTCAGAATACGGCTTGCCGTAAAAATCACTTGAAAAGTTACCATATAAAATTGGTTCATATCTTCTTCGATATGCGCCACCACCCATAGGTGATTGATTTTTTACCCAGATAATAATACTTTTATATTCCATCCCAACATCTGTTATTGGTCTTAACAATTCATGCAAATTGGAACTACCAAAAGATATGTACCAAGCGCCTTTACATTTAATTTGGATTATTGATAAAACCTCAGAAATAAAATCATAAAAATCTGATTCTGTTTTTTTGTCATTTTTAATTGGCCTGTGTTTGGCGTTCATTCCTGTATGTTTAACCATTACTCCATTTTTAGAAGTGTTAGACATAGTTCCACCAAAACCAATGTTATAGGGTGGATCGGTGAACACCATGTCGGCTTTCTGCCCATCCATCAACTTATCCACAGCGTCAATGCTTGTGGAATCTCCGCACATCAGGCGGTGGTTGCCAAGTTGGTAAATGTCGCCCAGCTTGGTCTTAGGCTCTTCAGGCACTTCGGGAACGGCATCCTCGTCTGTCAGCCCTTCCACCACTTCAGGTTCAAGCAGTGCGCCTAGTTCCTTGGTGTCAAAGCCCAAGATTTCCAAAGCAAACCCATCTGCCAGCAAGTCGTTTAACTCAATGGTCAGCATTTCATTGTCCCAGCCTGCATTAAGTGCCAGGCGGTTGTCGGCAATGATGTAAGCCTTGCGCTGGGTCTCTGTCAGGTCTTTAAGCTCGATGGTGGGGACTTCTTTGTAGCCCAGCTTTCTTGCTGCCATCAGCCGCCCATGCCCTGCAATGATGCCGTTCTCCCCATCTACCAATATCGGGTTAGTCCAGCCAAACTCTTTAATGCTTGCGGCAATTTGGGCTATTTGCTCATCAGAGTGGGTGCGGCTGTTGTTGACATAAGGAATCAATTTATCGACAGGCTTTTGCACAATTTTTAGCATGGTGTCCTCAAAAAAATGGGAGCATCAGCCCCCAAAAGCTGGCAACTGCATTTTGTCAGCGTACTCATTTTGCAATGTCTGGTAAGGGAATGTCAACAGGCCATTGGTTTGTATCCACTAACAATTGAATCGTTTTGAAGTGGGCAATGTTCCATGCTTGCTGTCTTTCAGCCTTTGACCACTTTGCACCTTGGTCGATGTCGTAATGGCAAGTTTGGCATAAAGCCGCTACCAGATTGTCGTCTGCTTTTATTCCTCGACCTTTGCCGCCACCCCAATTGCTATGTGCTGCTTGAATTCCATTTTCTGTTCCACAAAGCTGACAGGATAGAGCCGCCACTAATTTTAGCAGTTTCTGGCTTCTCACATACTTGTGTTTCGGGTATTGCATATTCTTTGGTGTAAAACTTGTGGTTGTTTTCGCACTGGCGTTTTCGGCTGACGAATTCGGGGTTTGATCGGGTGTCTAAAACTTTGAGGGTTTCAGAGCCACAACGGGGACACATCATGCTTCTATTCCTTTGTTTGCCATCCATGCCAAGAGCCATTCAATGAACTCTGAGCCTTCTTCTTTGGTGAATTTGTGGCTTTGGAGGCCAAGCTGGACAACTCTTTCCCCGTCTAGGCTTGGTGCAATTTTTCCGATCTTGCGACCAGTTTCATGCGCCCAGGCATCGATGAGCAATCTTTTCCAATCCTCTGCTGTCCATTCTGACCCTACCGCCTTCATTTCTTTGTGTACTTTGTCAATCAGGGCATGAAACATATCATTTTGGTCTGTGCTGCGAGTGGCTTTTTTAACCTCTAAACGCAACTCCTGACCAGCTTGTAAGTTTTCTTTAATCTTTACCCATAAATCTTTTAACGCTGAATGGGCTTGTTGTGGATTATTTAATCGAATAATCATTTGACCACTCCAATCATTCGTAAAGCCGCTTCAGGGCCATCTATTCTTGCCAAGGTACTTCCAGACCAATTCTCAAAAAAATCGGCTTGTAGCTTCGTTAAACGCTTTTTAGAGTCCGTTTTGATCTCAACCAAGAATGTGTGGCCATGAAACCCAACCAACAAGTCAACAGGTAAACCAATAATCCAAACGTATGCACCAGCTGCTCTAAGGGCTGAGACTATCTGTTCTTGGTTTGCGTCAACTCTTGCGGCTCGTCTCATTTTTTGTCTTTCTGTTCGTTCATGCGTTTTTTTAGATCATCAGCAGCTGCTTGGCCTCGCCTCTTGGAAATATCCGCTAGGGTTTGTTGCCACCAGCATTGGGCTTCTCCCCTGCCCTCCTCCAATACTTTTTTGCGGTAACGTTTGATCCACTCTTGCGCTTCTGTGTTCCTCATAGTCTCCTGTAAGTTCAAGCGCTCTTGTAATGACAAATTCGCTAAATTGTTGGCCTTCTCTGACCCGATCAAGAATTCTGTTTGCTTCATAGTGGGTCAAAATATATCCTTGTCTTTGTCGTCATACCATTGCGCCACAGTTTTTTCTTTCAACTCTGGCAAAGGCTTGGCTCTGGGTTTGCTTTCAGTATTCCATTGATGAAATGAGCATTTTGGGCTGTCAATCTTGACCGACCAAAGGTTTGTGCAACCAGGTACAGTACAAAGGCTTGGGTTGCGGTCATCAATTGTTTCGTATTTGGTTGGTTTAGCAAATGTCATTTGGCGTATTTCCCATCAATAATTTTGGCAAAGTTTGTGGCGTTGACTATCCACGCTAGATCAGGCATCCATGTTCTTTCTTTTGACTGAAAGCCAGTTGCCAATTTAGTGTCGTTGGCTATGTAAGCAAAAAACGAATCCCACCACTTCAAACCATCTTCCAAAGTTTTATAGCCTTCAGGTGAATAGTTTGATGGTTTTGCAGCTTGCTTCCATCTGTTTTTTAAATTTACTTGGCGATTGCCTTCCCATACCCTTGGTTGAGAAAGATGTGATAAATGCTTTTTGTAAAGATTTAAAATTTGCTTATGTGGACAGTCGGGCAACTTCGTTGACGACAAAGATGCGATAGCATCTAAATCTGTCTCTGTCTCTCTCTCTGTCTCTGTCTCTGGTAGATCATGTTGATATCCATTTGATATCGGATTGATATCTTCTTGTTCCAACCAGTGAGACAACTTGATAACGATTTCTTTAGTTTTAACTTCTGTCAATCTAAGACGAAAAGCAAGGGTTTTATTTTCAGGGATTCGCCCTTCGTTTTCACTGGCAATCAACCAGAGCATGACCAAGACTTTTGCAGCCAACGGGTCTAATTCATGCCATTCAAGGTAGTCAAGAATGTCACGATACAGCTTTACCCAAGGAGGCCGCCTGTCCTTGAAATGCTGAAACTTTGTCCAATTTTTAATTCTCATAAAAGCCCAAAAAAAAGGGCTACACCTGAAGTCTCACCCTTGCGGATGTTGGCGGACTGGCGTAGTAACCAGCAGACTTCATGTGTAACCCTACTACATTAACACCGCCAAGTGTTTGCATTTATCTTAACTCAACATTGATTTCTGAAGCAACATCTTTTTTTACAGGGATAGCTGAACCCCTGCGAAAGTTGCATTTACGGCATACAGGAACAACATCCAAAGGCTTGTTGTAGTCTCTGTGGTCATAGCACTCACCTGGTCTGCCGCAATCAACACAATTAAGTGTTTTAACAAGCGGCAAAACGCCTTTTTTTACTGCCTTTTGTACTGCGTTAGATGCTTTACTTGCACCAAAAATTTTTGCATACGACTTATAACAAGACCAACATTTTTTTGCCCTAACATCTCGACCCGTTATTTCTCCATTGCAAATTTTGCAAATAGGTGTCATTTTTTTACAACGCCTTTTAAAAATATTTTTGGATAAGCCAATTTGATTGCTGGCGGGATGCCTCTTGTCATCCAGTTGTGAACTCTTTGCTTAGAGGCAAAACCTAGTTTTTTAGCAAGCGCAGAAGCACCGCCAAGTTTGGCAATTAAATCTTTATCAGATTGAAGTTGTTGTTCTTTGTTCATGGTTGCATCTTAGCAACAAATTGCCACAAGTCAACATTTTGTGAATTTATTTTAAACAAGTTGTTGACTTTGACTGTTTTTCGATGATAATTCATCTATGCCCTAGCACTTCGCATGGGGTCTTTTTAGGAAAGCAAATGATTGATACCAAACTCCAATACTACTTTGACGATGTTGTCTCTTACGACAACGGCAAGACTGTTGAAAACGTCAAGGTTGGTTACGACTACTACCCTGAAGAAATCAATTACCCAGACGCACCAGACTA